CAATAATGGATACATTGAGGCCCTATGAGCACTTCTGTTGACCAGCTGCCCCTCTTGCTTTTTAGTTCGAGAGAAGACAAAACCAATGCCCAGAGAATTTCCCGCTTGGCTAGGTCTGGGCGTTTGCGTCAAATTTATCGCGGCATTTACACCAGCGACATCACCAGCCCGCTCGAACAAATCATTCGGCCCAATTGGCGGCAAATTACCGAATATCTTTATCCAGGCTCTGTAATAGCTTACCGCTCTGCTCACCTTTGCAAACCAGACGATAGTGGCAATGTATTTTTGGTGTCTGGCAATAGAGCACGTCAAATAGAATTTCCTGGACTGACTCTAAATATCTTGCCAGGTCCTGCTGCAGTTCAATCGCACAAGGATTCGCTTAACGATACCCCTTATGGGAAACTCTTTATATCCTCGGAGGCTAGGCGGCTGTTAGAGAATCTCTATAGCCGCAAAGGCTCAGATCTTCGCACTATGGGTCGCCCATGGGTTGAGTCTTATTTAAGTAAGCTGTGCACCATACGTGGTGAACATAAGCTCAATGCACTGCGTGATGACGCTAAAGCGATTGCCCCTCAATTGGGTCTAGAGGTTCAATTTAAAACACTGAACACGATTGTTTCCGCCTTAATGCAAACTGGTAAGGCTCGCTCTTTAAGGGCAGCTGATGCATTAGCGCGCGCCGCTGGCAAGCCCTATGATCCTGATCGTATTGAGATCTTTGAAACTTTATTTTCTGCTTTAAGAAAGCCTTTTTCAATCATTCAAGATCCGGCGAAGACTGGCAAAAGTGCATTTAATTTTGCATTCTTTGAGTCGTACTTTTCGAACTACATTGAAGGCACTACATTCACGGTTGAAGAGGCTTCCGAGATCATTTTCGATGGGAAAATGATTCCAAAGCGAAATGAAGATTCACATGATGTACTTGGTACCTTTAAAGCAATCATGGAGCAGCCCTTTCGCTCTAAGCCTCCAAAAGATGAAGATGATTTCCTAGCGTGGCTTAAGCAATGTAACCTCCAAATACTCTCTAGTCGTCCAGATAAAAATCCAGGCGAATGGAAAGAGCAAACCAACCAAGCAGGCAATACCATTTTTGTTCACCCAGAGCTTGTAAAAGGTACTTTGCGCGAGGGGTTCAAGCGCATCGCTTTACTGGAAGATCCATTTGCGCGCGCATTGATGGCGATGTTTGTAGTTACTGAAGTGCACCCATTTATGGATGGTAATGGTCGAACTGCGCGCCTAACGATGAATGCTTACTTAACTCAACATTTCGCTTCTCGCATCATTATTCCCACAGCTTATCGTGAGGATTATTTGCTGCCATTAAAAGCGCTGTCTCAAAACAATGATCCTATTCCTTTCATTCGATCCATGACTCGCGCATGGCGTTGGACCGCTGGATTTGATTATTCGAACTTCCCGAATCTTTGGGAAAAAATGAAGGTTTGCAATGCATTTACAGACAACCCTTCACAGTATCAATTGCTTGATCCTTACGATATAAGCTAAGTTGTAGACGAAAAAGGGCTATATCTGCTGTTTTGTAGACAAAACGAGGTGCTTATGATGCCTAAGGACATTCCTGTCTACATGCCACTGATTTTGAGTGGCATGTAATTCAGACCTGCTATATCCCCATATTGCCTAGATGTTGAGCAATTCGATCCATTGGGTTTTCGGAGCTAGCAAGTGGCGCACCCAAGGTTGAGGTTCGCGCCCGTATAGGCTGAAGCGTCTGCAGTGGCGTGATCTTTACGTTGGCGAAGCTAGGCTCTGGCGTCCCTATTGAGTCGTAGATGGATTCAATCGTAGATTGCCATTGCTCTGGTTTATTGGTTTGCACAAACACCTGCATATAAAAAGGATCAGTCAGATACTTGTAAAAGCATTGAGCCTTAGCCGAATGATCAACCTCATCTTCGCGAGAGTTTAAGTATTTGATGATCTGGTGCTTGGCATCTGATACTAGCTCGGCAGGTTTCTTCTGCTTGGTAGATACTGACATTGCGTTATCAACAAATTGACTTTCGATTTCATATTTACGAAGAGCATCTTGTAAGCTCACCACAGTAACTTGCAAATCCTCAACCTGCTTTTCTAGATCTCGCTTTTCATTGATGATCTTTTGAATCCGTTCACACCCACGCTTTGACTTGATGTCGCCAGAGGCTTCTTCATTAGGCTTGTTATTGCTCTCAGGGCTCGAATCCGCAGGTCCAGGGTTCAATACCCTATTGATCAATTCTTCTGCGCTTTCAGTCTGAATGGCTGGCTGTGGGAGTACATCTACAGTGATTGCAGCTGGTGCGGGCAATAACTCTCCCAGGTCATAAGCTTGAGCCTCTAGTTCGTCTTCAGGAGCGGTCATCATGGCAGGTACCTGTACCTCACCCTTGACTGGAGCAAAGATTGGCTCAACATCTGAATCCTCTAACTCTTCTCCCTCTTCAATATCCTCAGATATTTGAGCAAGAGATGCGCTAGGCTTGGATACTTTACTGAGGTCATCAAGCAAACTGGTAGCCTGACTTTTAGGCTCCGCTTTTTGTACCTTTGCCTTTTGTGCCTTTTGCTTTTCGGCTTCCTGCTCTTTAGCTAATTTGGCAACTCCTTGCTCTTCAGCTTTTTTTGCCTTTTCTTCATCGGATGCCTTCTGAGCTGCCGCTCTTTCGGCTAACTTCAGATCACGCTCTTCTCTTGCCTTTATTCGCCTGGCGTGTGCCTCAGCTGCATGTTTGTCTTCAGCCTCTTTTCTCAAGCGCTCTCGTTCTTTTAGCTCTTCCCTATTTTGAGCTCTTTGAATGGATCCACCATTACTGAGAACCTCTGATTTAAAACTTGTTACTTCATTTGCCACCTGCGTCATTGCTGATCTCCTCTTTTAATGAATTACTGTTGTTACTTGTCTCGCTATTTATTTTTTGTCGCCTATCAGAAAATAGATTGACTCCTAAGCTGGGGTCGACATAACCCTCCGCCTGCTTTTCTACATTCGGTACAAATAGATTTGAATCGATACGATCGTCATATCGCAAGACCGTTTCCCGTAGGAGATTACGGATATGTTCGTAATCCATTCCTCTAGCTTGTAGGTTTTGAATTTGTATTGATAGATTTGTAATCATTGGCAGGACTTTCAACCAACCTTCTTTTTCTTCTATGCCATCCGGTGCGCCGGTAGTACCCGCTCTAATTCTGAGATCAACCATGTCAAAGATCCGATCTTTGGTAAGTGTTGGCCAGTCATAGGTTTTCTCTTTAGTGATAGTGAGCTTGCCATCGACCATAGCTGTTCTGGTAACTGGCGCACCCATGTAGCGCTCTACCTGTTCGCTAGTTAACTCCTGCAATAAAACCTGAGCACTGTATTGCGCTATCTCTTGCAGCCAATCTTCTATTTGGTCTTTGAATTCAAATACGCGCCCTGATAAAGCTCTTTGTAAAATATTAGCTTCTGTAGCCGTTTTAGGTCTGACGACTGTTGAGCGCGCAGCATCTTGCAGCCCAGTAACTTGTTCCCAGTCATAACGTACTGCACTGGTGTCATATACGATGGGATCTATCTTGGGATGCCCCCTAGGAATAATCACTTGATTAAGGGGCTTGCCTTCGGTATCCACGATGGTGATCTCACCAAATCGTGAATCAGCATGCTTCTTGATTGTTTTCTCGTTGATATCAGCTGATGCCACCCACCCCGGAATGCAAAGGTCTCGATGCTGATTAAATCTATCTCTTGCTTCGTTATGCTCATCTTGCAGTCGTTCAGTCAGATCAACTAGGCTTGGCCCAACAAACTGACCGTCAACTACCTGATAAGGTAATAGGAAGAATGGGTACCAGCGCTCGCCAGCCCTTGGTGGGGAATAAGGCTCACGCAGCCATTCAGACGCGCCCTCCACCATGGTGTAAACGCGCTGGGTAGCCCTATCCCAGATCTCCAGTACTGCGATTTGCTGATCATCGGTGACTAGGCCTGAACCAGCATTCATCTGCATTGAGGCTAGGCGCTTGGCTTTTCTATGGGAGGGTTCGGATTGGCCTGGTTGGTAAATCTTGGCATTGGCTAAGTTCTTTTTGTAGAGTGCTTTTGCTTGGCCGCGCTTCATAGGAATGATTTGGCAGATCCAGTCTGCATCGGTGTAATCCCAGAACTCGCAGATAGAGGGGTCGATGAGTAGATTCTCGGTAAGGACTCTATCAATGACGAGACCTTCAGCAGCATTAACCTCTGAGCGCTCATATAAAGATCCGATGAGTTCATCTAACTCTGCCCTTTTGACATCATGATGATGACTCTGATTACCGTCATCAAGATCTTGCTCTAGCTCTTTGATAAGCAGTAGATTCTCTTGCGCATCATTAATCCGCCCTTTAATGTAAGCATCCTTGCTTGGGTCTCTTTGATACATTACTTTGAGAATTCCGTAGCTACAAGTCAATGCTGCTCTTACCGTTGACTTAGCTCGATTCTTTAATTGCGCATGTTCTAGAGATCTATTGGTTACTGCTTCTAGAGTTCTACAAAAGAGCTTGAGGTCCGTGCCCGAATTTAAAGGGGCTGTAGAGATTTCTGGGTTTCTTGCGTATACATTTGGCAGAACGGCAGAGATAGTGCCGTGTATTAAATTAGCTCTAAGGCTGTAGAAGTCTTTGCTGGTTGGGTCTGCATTCCAATTAAAGCCTGCTACGGTATTGCGATTGTGTCTTACGCGCTTGTGAAAGGCTGACCAGTGAGCGCGGGCATGAGTGATGCGGGCGGTCCATATTTGTTGAAGAGCTTTGGAGTCTTGGGGCACATCCTATTTATAAATTCGGAGCATGTAGCTTAAGAATTTAT